TTACGCCTTCTTTATATCCTCCATAATTCCACAGTGGGACATATTTGGGACATTATCACCAAAAATGTCGTCTATTTTCCTTGCATGCTCTGTCAAATGATTAGGCGCAAGGTGAGCATACCTACGAACCATTTCTATGGACTCCCATCCGCCCATTTCCTGAAGCACAGATAATGGGACGCCTGACTGGATCAGCCAGCTTGCCCAGGTGTGTCTGAGGTCATGGAAACGGAAATCTTCAATTCCTGCACGACGACAAGCTGATAGCCATGATGTCTTGCTGTCGATGCGCATCTTCCTGACCGCAGGCGTTGATGTTCCATCTGCTCGCTTAGCCGCCTTGGTATGTACAAACACCCATTTGTGATGCTTGCCTATTTGATCACGCAACACTTTACAGGCGGTATCGTTCAGCGCCACACCAATGGCGCGGTTTGATTTGCTCTCTTCTGGATTCACCCAGGCAACTCGTCGCTGCATGTCGATTTGTTGCCATTCCAGATTTATGATGTTCGACTTTCTCAGACCAGTTGCCAGCGCAAACTTGACGACAGATTTCAGTGGTTCGGGGCACTCATCAATAAGGCGTTTTGCTTCCTCCTTTTCCAGCCATCTGACTCGCTTGTTTCTGACCGCTGGTATCTTGATGACAGGCGCTTTTTCCAGCCACTTCCAGTCGCGTTCTGCAGCACGGAGAATGGCCTTTATCATGGCAAGATGCTTTGCCTTTGTCTGAGTTGATACTGGCTTTGGTTCATAAACAGGCGGTTCTTTACCTTTCCTGATGGCGGCCTGAACTTTCTGTTTCCATATTTCTTTCGTCTTTCTGTTATGCATTCTGCTTACAGCAGAGTAAATCTTTGCCTCCGAGATATCTTTAAGCCTTATACCCTCAAAATGTTCAAGCCAGAACTCAATCCGGCTTTTATCTGAATCGAGAGATTTTTTATCAGCTTTTTCCTCAAGCCATCTTAGGCAGGCCTCTTCAAAAGTGACATCAGGTAAATCCCCTAGCTTTTCTACTCGCCAGAGTTCTGCTTTTCGCTTGTCGTGCAACTCCTGAGCTTGCCGCTTGTCCTTTGTGCCAAGAGATTCCTTAATTCGTTTCCCGCCCGGGAGCGAATACGAGGCATACCATATTTCATTTCTGCGGAAGAGTGACATTTTCTTTCCTCTGTTATGCCATCACCCGCGCTCACCTGGACAGTATGCAGCGGAGACTGAAGCGCCGCAATGCAAGCTTGCCGTGTTGTGAGGTAAGGAGATTTTGGCTTGGTTGGATCTTTACGTGTTGCCTGTAGGCGGCCTGTTCGTATCCAGTTGGTGGCGGTTGGTCTGGATATCTTAAGAAACTGACAGGCCTCATCGAGTGTGAGGCTGTATGGCTCCATTATTTCACCTCTTGCTGTGTCATTGTTGAAAAATGGATACCAGCTCGTTGCTGCCAGACGATCCAACCGAGAGTCATATCCCATGCCATGTATTCGTTATCGCCGTTTTTTGCTCTCCGACGATCTACTAAGTCACCGAAACGCTTTTCCATGAATAATTCATAGGCTTCGCGTTCAACTGGCTCTACTTCCAGAGATACGAGTGCGATTTCATAAGCACGGCGCTCAATATCGTCTCGAACCTCTAGGCTGCTGATTCGTTCTTTGATTTCTTTAATCAGTTCTTTATTGGTAAATGTGGTCATTATGCTCCAGCCTCCGGTGCTTTTGGCATTACTGCCCAGTGAGTGATATTGAAGTTTTCAAGGTCCCCGACCTGAAATGTCCACTGCCATTCTCCGGTTTCTTTTTGTCCCCAGGTGTACCAGAGAGAACGCCAGCCAATCAGCCAGCCTTCTCCGTTAGCATCAAATAACAGAACACTTTCATTTGCTGGTGGCAGTTCAGCTGACACTGGTATTATTTTGTTTTCCAGTGCCGCACATTTAGCTTCAAGCGCGTCGAATTTACGTACCAGGTACTCAGCATTTGTTTCGTTCACTTTCAGATCTCGCGGTACACATTTCCCGCGAAGAAACCCTTCCATTTCGAAAACATTCATGCGCATTTGCGTAACTCCGATAACTCGTTAAAACGTTCCATAAACATCCCGTAGGCATGGCTAGGTGCCAGTGGAATCACGTTGAACATCTCTGTTGCCGGGATGCCTTCCAGTACAGGCCAGAAAGAGCCATCATCAAGCCCGAGATCGCGGCGTTCGGTTGCCAGCATGATAAGATCGGCATATTTCACGGGCGTACTCATAACTGGGGGTAACCCGTATTTCTCACGGATTACGGCGTCAATTTTTTCTTCCATCCGTTTATAGTCAGGAAGAAGGCGTTTCAGTGGAGCGGGAATATCCTGGCAATACGCTTCTGTTGCATCATGCATTAACGCTTCAAAAGCAAATTCCTGCGGCACCAGCTGGCTGCAAAGAACCGCATGTTGGGCGACGCTGTAGAAGTGCGAAAGATGACCGGCAAAGCGACAGATATTTGAAAGGGAAACCGCGATATCGTTAATATCGATGTCGTCTTTATTTATCCTGTCATAATAAAAATGCTTCCCGGAAAAAGTTTTAATAAATGACATTTTGTTCTCCACGTATATGCGCTGCACCGCGCTGAATTCTGGCAAAAAGAATCCCTCACCATCCGGCGATTATTGAGTAAATTACGTTTCCATAAATGCCCCCGCAGGGGCATTTGCAGTAATGAAATCAGGCGGTGAAAGTACCAATAAAGGTTTCTACTTTGCTGTCCTTGAATTTCTCAACAAGCAGATCACGAAATTCGTTAGCCATTTCTTCCTGCACCGCCTCCAGCTGAATAATGCGCAGAACCAGTACAGGACGATCGCCAGTGATAATACTGAGGCGTAATTTAAACGGACGTTCTTTCAGACCTTCAAACGGAACGCATTTAAATTCAAATGCCACTGGCATAATGTCTTTGGTCTTCGCTTCGACAGACTCCATCAGGGAGCGTTTGCCGCTGAAGTCATTATCTTCAAAATCAGCGGTCTGGTTTGCTTCAATCGTGATTTTACGGACAGCCGCAGCCGCTTTTGTTGCCTGAATAGCGTCACCATTAGCATCAAAGCCCACAAGATAGTCGGCCCAGTCTTCAATCCATTCTGCTAGTGACTTCTGGGAGTTACGCTCGCCGTTAACAGACAACAGAGCAGAGAACGGTGCTGTCTTTTTCAGTTTGAGTGTGGCGGTGTTATCTGCGTGACCTGGTTCATCAATAGTACCCAGGTTAAGCACACTGACGGCACGCATATTATCAGCATCGATAAAGCAGCGGGTGCCTTCATCTGCAAGATCTTTAGAATAACGGGTAAAGTCATCGATGCTGGCAGTGGAAAGCGCACCACGGAAACGGAAGCGATTTAAATTAAATTTTTCCAGATCATGAATGCGGAAATTCTCAGGCAATGCCACAGCATCGGCACCAATCTTACTGATAATTTCATTAACACCCTGAGCAGAAATAAGGGCATGGATTTGATTAATTGCGGTTGCGTCTAAGTTCTGAGACATAATAAGTCCTCACTATATAAAGATATTCAGTGATGAGATAAATAATCAGTTAATTAAAAACGATATTAACGACCTGCTGCGCGGAGTTTTCCGTCAGGTTCACCGGCAAGAGTCAGTAACTGTCCCTGGTCTTCCTGCAGAATAGTCAGGCGACCACCGCGATTGACATACATCGGCGTTTCGGTGGTGTCTTCTTCGGAAATTTTCCCGCGGTTAGTCGGGCGAACATATGAGAGTTTGTGTTTGATTTTCACTCGGTTCTCATCAAACGGTTCGATTTCCAGGTTGAGCGAGACCTTACCTTTGGTTTTCGTGTTCATCACACCGGAAGCGACTTCACTGAGAACTGCGCCGATTTTGGTTTCAAATACGCCGCCGTCCAGCTCCCCGATAAATGCCTGCACATCAGTACTGCGTTCGCTAGCCATTTTGCTGCTCCTCATCATATCGACCCTGCAAGGTCGGTTAGTTTCTCCACAAAACAGAGAAGAACACCTGCGGTGACTGCCGCCCGGATGGATTGGGTTATGAGCCCGTCGTCCGGTGATGCTCTTCTCTGTTTTGTAAAAAGGACGGTACCAGCCGGAAGCAAGGGTACAAGCTGGTACCGCCAAGACTACACACAGCATAAAGTTGTGGTGCCGGGTGCCTCCCGGTGCCTGGCGAAGGTTGCACACCAGGCGGGTGGGTATCCACAGAAGGTCGACTGTCAGCCTCAACCTTAACCCGCGTGCGCTGAGCCGCATTCACCACAACGCTAAGGATTCTCTCTGGTTGAAAATACTTAGCTGTTATGTGCCTGCTTTTAGCCACATCAGGCGAGGTGGACCTGGTTATTCCCCAACAACAAGGATTCGGTTAATCTGGTTATCCCCAACAACGCAAAAGGAAAAGAAATGTCCGGTAATATCTATACGCTGTACAAATCCCACTGTGAAAATGTTGGAAAGTATCGGGGCATTGAAATCAGTGGGGTAGTGTCATCAGTCGAAATAAGCAAAGTTGAATCAAGGGCAACATTACTTACTCTTTTGGACCTTGTCTTACATGAGCACCGGAAGAAATTCGGCACTCCCTATAATCAGTTGAATGGGAAAAAGGCTCTGGTTCACCTTATTCTGATGAAGCATCACTGGATGCCAAAACAGATTAATGAGATGAAATTTGATGAACTTCTTCTTTCAATTCAGGATGAACTCACACTTGATAAAATAAGCGTAACCGCCCAGAAATTTTTAGATTATCGAGACTGGAGATCACAAATTCATCACTTTGATGATTTTGACGAAAATGAATGGGATCCTAATTTGTCTGCACAATATCTAAAGTAACATCCTGTGATAAAACCGTGATTTCCTGATCCAGTTTTTTTAAGGAGTCTATTGTTTCCTGTCGATAAGACAGCACTTCACGAAGCTGGTTTATAGCTGCCAGCTTCTTTGTCATCCACTCATAAATTTCCTCATCTGTGTAGCCAGGCGCGACGATTTTGGGTTCTGTTTTGTGCATTTCACATCTCCTCAAGTTATCAGTTACTTGTTGATGGGGACCAGATTGTTAAAGAGCTAAGCGTCCTGTAGGGCGCTTTTTTGTTGCTAACGAATCATCCTGGACTTCATATGCCCCAGGCGGCTACTTCGTGGGCGTCCTGCCTGTTCGTTATCTTTGACATAAAATCTAACTTAACTTAGTTATTATGGCAAGAGAAAACACCAAACTTTTCTTAGTTCGGTGCCTTAGTTAGAGAAGAGAGGTCTTAGAGTTCGTATTGAACTCCTTTGACTACACCAATGATAAGGCAATTACCATTGATAGGGATGTTGGGATACCGAGGATTTAATGGCACTAAAAACTTTTGAGGGCCATCGATGACTAATTTTTTTACTGTAGCTTCGTTTGTTCCATCAAGTCGAGCGATGACTATTTTTCCATGACGAGGTTCTGCATCTGGATCTACAATCACTGTTGCGCCTTCTGGTATTGTTGGGAGGCCATTAGGGTTAGTCATGGAGTCACCTTTAACCTCTAATGCAAATGAGTTATCACCAATCTTTAATGATGTATCTACCCACTTGTCCACTTCACTAAACACTTCTGCTGCCCTGCACTCAGTAAACTGCCCAGCCTGAACCCACGATATTACAGGAACTCTGCGCATGTTTGTGACGAGTTTGCCTTCAAACTCAGCACCATAAAGAATGTAATCTATTGACGTATTGAAGAACTTCGCTAATTTCGAAAGTGCCTCCCCACCAGGGGTATTGATGTCTTTCTCCCAGTACCCCACAGCAACGTCGCTTACTCCACAAAATTTACCCAATTCTTTCTGGGACGTTCTGGTAACTCTTCTCAGAGCTTTTATACGCTGACCAACCGTTTCCATAGGAGCACCATTTCTTTAATTACTAAGTAATCTTAGTTTTTATTGACCAAAGATAGATTTGTAATTAGCATCTAATAAAACTTAGTTTGGAGGGCGTATGACAACTGACGATATCGAAAGCTACTTCGGCAGTATTGAGAAAGTTGCTGCTTTTTTCGGCATAACAACTGAAGCCGTTTATCAGTGGCGAAACCGTCCGGGCCAGTTAATTCCAAAAGGACGTGCAGCAGAAGCTGCATATAGAACTTGCGGACGGTTGCCATTTAAACCTGAGCTTTATGAAAAATCTAATGGATAAATCGATTAACAGAAACCACAGAACGATGAGGCTAACCGTGGGTAAGCATCACTGGAAAGTAGACAAACAGCCTGAGTGGTACGTGAAAGCTGTCAGAAAAACTATCGCAGCGTTGCCGGGGGGTTACGCTGAAGCTGCTGACTGGCTGGATGTAACAGAGAACGCATTATTTAACCGCCTTCGTGCCGATGGCGATCAGATTTTCCCGCTGGGATGGGCAATGATTTTGCAACGTGCTGGTGGAACTCACTTCATTGCTGAT